ACTCAACTAGAGCGACGTAGATGGGGTCTAGGTCGTTCGAATCGAGCAGGTGGGTCCCGAACTCCTCGATGGAGAGCTTCGGATAGTCTCGAGAAGCCATGCTATGGCTTCACAAGAACGATTTTGCCGTTTGCCTTCTCCTGAATCCCATACCCGAGCTTATTCAGCAATTTGATGCCTTCATAAGCCGTGCGGCGGTCCCAGTTGATAGCGTCTTGGACTTCCTGGAATGTGGCACCCTTCCCACTGAGCATTTCAATGAGGAGCGCCCTCTTTGTGCCAGCGCGGTGGCCAAGAAGTTCATCTCCCGGAGGAATATCGAAAGGTTTGCGGCGACGACCGGAGCCACTTCCCTGCGATGCCGCTGCCTTCTTTTTCACCACCTTCGCCTTTTTGGGCTTCGCTTTTCCCGAAGACTTCGTCTCGGCTAGTGCCGCCAACACTCGACGAACTGCTGTTTCCTTGTCTCGAAACTTGGTGATGGGCTTGATGCCAGGCTGTTCGTTGTAGATCTCGATCAGTTCTGCCATTGACAGCTTCTCGAGCTTTCCCGTAGACTGGATTGTCATTACTCGCTTCCTTCTTGCTTGGTTGGGTTTGACTTCAAGTATTACTTCTTACCACAACAACCCCAGCATAGCGAGCCTGCGTTCAGACTACAAGTGTCTTTTTGCTCATTTTTGAGGCTTTGTTCGACTATGCTCAGCAAGAATGTCCTTGAGAAGATCGAAACGATCAACATCAATCTCAAGAGTGTTCCATCGTCCCCTGCACTTCAAACACTCACGCCTTCTCTTGACCGACTCCTCTTTGGGCTCTGGTCTACTGTCCACCACCTTAGTCTGACAGTGGTTGCAGAAAGGACAGAGAATGCCACTGAAGTTTCCGCCTGAATCAGTGTTCATTGGATTACTGTTACGCTCTCGGATGCTCTGGTGATGCCCGTATACAGCCACCGGGCATGGTCCTGTCTAAAGAACCTACTCTCGTCCACGACGACCACTCTGGGCCATTGTGAGCCCTGGGCCTTGTGGACCGTCAGAGCATATCCGTAATCAAACTCATCTGCGTCTGCCTTAGCCCAGGGGGGGAGGTACTTTTCACGGTCTTCGAAGTGGTGGCGATGGGCGAAGGTCTCAACCGTTTCGCCTCGGATGGTTTCACCAGATAGCTTCAACCTAATCAAGTCCTCACTCACCACCTCAGCATCAGACACTTGCCACAAACTACCATTCAGTAGTCCGAGATCTCGGTTGTTTCGGAGACAAACGAGTTTGTCTCCTTCTTCTGGTAGGCTGTCCATCCTGCCCAGGACTTCCTTTCGGATCCTTTTGTTGACCATCTTCCTTGTAGTGTTCTTCCCCACAAGGATCTGATCAAACGACGCGAGCTCTCCGATAGACAAATCACCCTTTCGCACTACCCGAGAGGTTGCATGGCCCTCGGAGTTATAGACTCCGTACTTCAGTCCCTTCCCCTCCCTCACGCTCGTTGCGAGCCTAATAATAGGGGAGCCTGCGGCCTGACGGTGGATTTCGTCCAGGAGGATGTCCGGAGAGGCGTTCGTGAAGTACCCACCATCTCCGATGGGAGGTAGCTGGGCTGTGTCGCCCAGAACTAGGATAGGTGTTTCGAAGCTCAGGAGGTCCTGGGCGATGCGAGTCCCGACCATGGAGACCTCGTCAATGACGATTAGGTCTGCACAGGACGCAGGAGAATCTGGGTTCAGGCTGAAAGATGGTTGTTTCAACCTTTCGTTTTCTTCGTCAATGAGCGCCTGCAGCCCAGCAATCGTGGAAGCTGCTAATTCGGGCGATATTTCTCCTTCTTTCTCGTCCTTCTTGCATTGGTCGAGCTTTTCTTCGAGCTCATGCAGTCTCTCAAGACTCTTGTCTCGAGGAAGGTAGATTAGCTGGTGGATAGTGGTTGCATTGCGACAACCCTTTTCCTTCAACACCAGCGCGGCCTTCCCCGTGAATGCAGCGAATAGGGTTAGACCAGGAGTGCTGTCGGCGAAGTGTTTCGCCAGGGTGGTCTTACCTGTTCCCGCATACCCGAAGAGGCGAAATGTCTGTGAAGACTCTGGCCCGTAGTTGTCGAGCCAACGAGTCACTGAGTTCAGTGCACTCTGTTGCTTAGGAGACCATTCCATGGGTGGGGGCATAATTCTCAGCCTTTACTCAATTATACCAACCCCTGCCAAAAAGGCAAGCAGACTAATAGGTCAAAAAAGCGGGGACCACCAACTGGGTAACGATGGTGATCCCCGCCAGGTGGGGATAGGTGGGGTCATAACTCCCACCTACTCTCCAGAACCTGAGAAAGACTTAGAAAGCAGGTTCTGAAGATCCTCCTGCGGCTTGCTGAGAAGAGAAGTCTGCACGCATGGTCCCACTTTGGACCTGTTCCATGAACCGTGCTCCTGCTTGGAACACACCATGGTTGGGGGGAAGCAGACACTCTGAATAGCTCGACCCAACTGCAGGCGACATATCGTAGTTATAGAAGTCACCCTTGTTGTTGCTGTCATTGACAGCACGGAGCCGCACACGGAATGCGTAGAGGGGAGGAGATCCCTTGATCGCTCGCCACTTAGACATGGCTTGACGATACTTCTTGATTTTCGTTGAGGTGAATGTGATCACCACAGGAAGTCCTGTGGGCTCATCCGCATCAACCGAATCCAAGATGAGGCTGTAGAGGTAGAAGGTATCAACGAGATCGTTACCCTCTTCCGTCTTCCAGGCTCCGAACTCCTGGGCTCGACTCTTGGCCTGTGTGACCAAGTCACCCTTTGGGTCATGCATCCCAACAAGACCCCCACCCTTTTCACGAGGGAGCCACTCAACCGTCACGAACTGACGGCAGCAAGGAACGATGATCACTCCTTCTTCGCCCTCATACACTTCGCCCGTAACTGTGTTGAACAGATTACCAGCAGAAGCGCCTTCTAGATACTCGGGCTTCCCTTTCATCACCTGCGGACTCATAGATTGCAGGATAGAGATGAACGGGATGGCAAAGTCATCTGCTGTGGTTTCTTCGAAACCGCTGCCAGACGCATCACCATAGTCGTAAGGAGCCAGCACCCCACCTTCTTTGGTGGTGAGTGCCGCTTCCCCTTTCTTCTTCTTCGTTTCAGTCACTGGAATTCTCCTAGTCAAAGATTGCAGCGGGCTCTTTTACGTCCCCCGGTGCTTCGGACGATTCAAAATTGCTGGGGTTGTTTCTTCTGCTTGACAACCGCAGTCATCTGTTGGAAGGCACCGAACATCTCCATCGGGAAATCTACGCCTTGTTCCAACTGTTTTCGGATGAAGGCCCTAAGAGTGGCAGACTCTACTTTCTGGTCTTGCGTGACATGCGCGTGCTCTCCCCTCAACTTCTCTGCTAGAGACATCGCATCATCGTGTTGGTTCACATTGAAAGAAACGGAAACCGTGTCTTTCACCAACCCACTGTGGCCTTGGTCGATGAGCCACTGAACACACTTGGGCCGATTAGCTACAGGTATCGAACACCTAATCGTCTCACGTAACGCGATGCTGAATCCAGAGGCAGTCTCATGTTTCCGAGTATTGAGAGCGAGCATCAACTCAGGGATCGTGTGTTGCTCAAGCTCGTTCACACGCTTCTTTTTCTCTGCCAGAAGCTCGACAATCTTAGCCTCTTCTTGTTTCGCCACCTCTAGTTCTTCGATGAGCTCACTGAGGCGAGAGAGGTCTTCCGTACTGGCCACTTGGCGGTGACCACTATAGTCAGGGATTTCAGTCACTAGGCTTCCTCCTTACTGGGCACAATGTAACGTGTAGTGGAGCGATAGGCAACTTCAAAGCCAGGTTGTTTTTTCGTCACCCATCACAAACTCAGCGATTTCTTGCTTCTTTCTCAAGGCATCAATCACCAAGTCATCGATTGTTCCAGCTCCACAAATGTCGATGATATTGCAGGCTTCGGCATTCTGCCCAGGGCGGTGGTTTCTGTCTTCGCCTTGGCGTCTGTACGACAGCTTATAGTAGTTGTTGTACCAGATCATCGTCGGTGCGTTATTCAGGGTTAGTCCCTGACCACCTACTGCGGGATTCGCTACGAATACCTGGGCCTTCCCACTCTTCCATGTATCTTCTGCTTCGAACAGCTGGGTGTCACTACACTTTCCGTCATAACGTACTGCCGAGATATTGTTCTTCTTCAGCATCGTTAGGATGGAATCAATGTCCTGTCGGTACACTGCCCAGACGATAAGTTGCTGCCCTTCTGCGTTCTGGATGACTTCTAGGAGTGTTTCTAGCCTGGGGTTCTTTTCTCCCACGGGACGCAACTCATCGTCGTTATCCGAAGGCAGATAGCCGGAAAGAACCTGCCTCATCCGAATCAGTCTCGTGATTGCAAGCGGAGTTGTTAGGAGTTCTCCGGAAGATAAGAACGTCTGGAACTCGTCGCGAAGTTCTCTGTAGACCCTCCACTGTTCTGGGGTCAGCTCGAAGTATCTCTTCGAGTAGAGCTTCGGAGGAAGGTTGGGCAAAACATCCTTCTTGAGATAGTGGGTGCCCCACTCTTTCAAGACAGATTGGAGAACATCCAGGTTCTTGTATTCCACCAGCTGTTGGAATTCTCGACCCTGCTTCGAGTTATAGGACTTCTCCCATTCTCCGAAGAATGTTCTGAACTCAGCCGCTCCCCTGATGCCCAGGTGTTCCCAGCACTTATCGTCCAGGAACCTCATGGGCGAATAGGTGTCGAAGGGGTTATCGTCCACCAGGGTGCCGCTCAAGATACGTTTGAATGGAGCGTGGTGCGCCGAAGCCCGAATTCGGATAGTGCGTTTCGCTCCTGGTGTCTTGATCGCGGGGGCTTCGTCAACAACGTAGAGGCAGTCTCTCTTCTTGAAGAACTCCTTTAGATACAGTCGACCCGGTTCTGTCATGACTGCGCTGTAGGTCATCGTCAGGATCCCTAAGCCGTCATGTTTCAACACCTTGTCAGCAGCCAGAGCGTGCTTATTTGTGCGAGACTTTGCAGTCTGCCACATATGAGCAGCGACCTTATCCTCAACCTCTTCCGACATATGGAGAGGTATTTCGTCACTAATCCAATTTCGATGCACACCATTCGGTGCGAGGACTACAAGTCCTGTGATCGCACCGCTGTCGTACATCTCAGCCGCGCTATCGATAATAGGCTTAGTCTTTCCACAGCCCATCTCCCAAAAGAGCCCTCGAGACTTTTCGCTCCCGAAGTTTTGGAGTTCGTGGAGTTGGTGGGCGAACGGTTTTGTCTTGAGAGTGATCATGTGAAAGTGCCCCCGGCAACAAGGTGAGTCGCTACCAGGGGCACATAGCCTAACAGAAGGAAGCCAATACCTCTGCCCAGACTGGGGCAGTATAGGGCAGACCGCTCTCGGAGGCAAGTGCTTTGACTTTCCTCGAGAATTGTCCCAGTCAAGGACTACTTGTCGCCCACAGCCTCAACTAAACCTCAGGTAGAGTAAGACCAATTCTGCGAGCGTTGTAACCCATGTGCGGGACATGGCTGCTACACTAACTCTACTCTACTCTATTGAATAGGGGGGTACTGTGCAGAGGGCATGGTGGAGTAACTGGGCCACCGAGTAGAGTAGAGCAGGTCGAGTAGTTATCGACCTTTTCGCCTGAGCATGGTCTCTAGGTCCATCTGGACCGCATTGATAGAAGCTGCGTCAGTAGGGTCACCATACAGCAGAGGATCTTTGGGCTCACCCTCATCCTGGAAGTAAAGCAGAGTGACTTGCTGCAATGCTCTTCGGATCTCTCTGAGCTCTTCGTCTTGACGACTATCGGCATTAGTCTTTTCCTCCAGACGAGAAATTGCAGCACGATTGTCAATCGAAGAAATAGAAACGTAGGAAAGCCATCCGAGAATCAAAGTCACCCCGGTCCAAAACACCTTCTTGCTATCGATGATCAAGTCACCCCTCCTTCTTTATCGACGCTTGACTTAGGTGAGAGCTTTGTGTCTTCGCCGTTTGTTGGTTCTGCGTCCCCGTTTCCATTGACAGGCTCCTCCCCAATCCCACCCTCAGAAGCGATGATCGACCTGAGGTTTGCCATAAGCCCAGTGACCAATAGGGTGAGTAGTGCAGAAGCCACGCTCACCTGGTCTTCAGGAATACTGCCTGTCGCGAGCATTACGATGAAACCACCAATGAGTACGAGAAGGTAGAACGGCCCAGCGACTGCGATATGGGCTCGGGCCTTCTCACCCGCGCTCATACCTAGTTTGATCTTCTGGATTTCTGCCTTTAGCTCCTGAGCGCGTCGCCGCTCATCAGCTTTCACCTGAGCGAGAGCCGTGGCAGCCTCTGCTTTTCGAACACTGGCGTCAGCTTGAGCTTGAACACGCCGCATTTTGACGGCTGTGTTCAGGTCCTTCACCACATGCTTGACTACAGGTCGGCCTGAGTCTGAAGCATCATTTACATCAGCATCACTAAAATCTTCATCAGTTGGACACATGACTACTTTCCAAACATCTGCATGAGGCCCATCCAGAGCACTCCGAGAATAGCTACGACTATGGCTCCAACCGCAGCGAACATTCCCTTAGTCTTCACCTTCTCTGTGGCAAGTCTGAATTCTCGAAGAAACTGGAAATCACGCTGCATGTCGAGTGGGTCGTCAGAGGCGACACCCAACCGCACCAGTGTTTCGTCCACCGTTTCTTTGATAATCTCGCGCAAGTCTTCTCGACTGAGGTGTTCCATGTCTAGGTAAAAAGGATAGCAAATCCATCCGTACCAGACCCGTCCATATCGAGTTGTTTGAGAGCCCCCGCATCAGTACTTGTGTGGCGGAGGGTAATCACAGACCCAGAGGTAAATGAAGGGTTTGCAGATGTGCTTCCCGCTGAGATGAGGGTGGTCCAAGAACCTGCCCCATCAACGTCGTACTCAATATCTCCGGTTGTGAATGCGCTAGAGAGGGTGAAACTGAATCGACCAGTAGCTGCGACTGTATAGCCACTGGAAACGTCGTTTGTGTCGAGTGCCCCAAACTCGAACTGCCCAGAGAGTGCAGTGGTGATTGAAAAATCCCACGTGAGCTCTTGTCGAGAAGTATACACAACTGACTCTTCTGTGTGTCGAGAACGAAGCACGAACCTCAACGTAGAAGGCACCACACCATCTGTGTATCTCAAGATGTCGATTCTCTTGACATCGTGCTGAGCATTCGTGAAGGTATCTGTGTAGAGAAGAGTATTTGACCCAGCTGGGTCGTTTCGAACCTCTACTTGCTGGTCTGTCGAATTAGCAGTAGGGAAATCAGTAAAGAGGTCCGCAGCATCTGTGGTGAGAGCAGTGATCTCGTCTAGCGTCCTATAATCACGGCGATTGATATTCAGGTCAATTGCGTAGTTTTCAGCACCCGTACCATTCGCCTCAAGTGAGGTCGTAGAGGGCCAAAGAGCTGCTCCGAAAGTCACAGAACTCGGGCAGTAAGGTCTTCGGACCCGATTATCCATCGGCTGGATTTGAATCGTAGTGGCGTCGTCTTCCAGCACTGTGTCAGAGAGTGAGAACGGCAGTAGCTTGATATCTACATTGTCACCAGCATCGAATGTTGTGTCGGCAAGATTTCCTCCAGCGAAGAGGAGCCAAACCAAGTCACCCCCAGCGTGATCCGCCTGCACACTGTCCAACACCCCACGGTAGACGCTATTCAGTTGGACTTTAGTAGCAGAGACCTGGGCACCACCAGCCACGAGCATAAACTCATTATTCACCATAACGAGATTGATCAGGTTGGTGCCGACATCTGACAAAGTCGCAGCATCGTTGAACTGACTCTCGAGACTTGATTGCAGGTCTGGGGTGGGAGAAACGAGCAAAGAAGTCAGAGGGAAGGCACTCCCTGCATCAAGGGAGCTGTCCAATTGCCCAATCAAGACGAGCCCGTAGCTTGTGCCTACCTGGTTGAAAGATCCAGTAGGTGCGCTAGGAGCAGCCGCATGTCTTTCTCGGATCTGGAAGCCGACTTCTACCCCAACCCTTCTTGCAGTTGTCCAGACCTTATCTGTGTACCCAACGAAGCCAGGGTCACGCATGACGAACCCCCGAGGAGCCTCCATGGCCATCTGATAAGTAGCTGAAAAAGCAGCCAAGTCATCTGCCGGAGGCTCCCAACCACTATCCGGAGGAGGACCAAAGACTCCCTGCTGGAAACTATAGATGTCCTGAACAAGATCTAATGTGATCTTGTTATCAGCGATACTTCCAAAATCGATACGGTTCACTCGCAGCGGGAGCTTAGTGAAGTTCAGGTCAGGGTCAGTAAACGCCAGAACCTGGGCAGGCTGAACATTGAAGAAAGTTCTATCCACAACAATCTTCGCCTTAGCCAGTGGATAACTAACAGACCTCAGCTCTCGCCAGGCTAGTGTGTTGGCCAAGGTTGCGTTTTTGACTCCAGGGAAGTTCATCGTGGTAGTCACGTTGACCCCATTTTGAATCCTCTGGTTAGCCATATCGATAGCTACAGCATAGGTGACTTTATATTCATCAGAAGCATCGTTGAACTGAACCTTGACTTGGTTTGTTGTTTCTTCCCAAGAAGCACGAGCAAAGTTCTCGATGCTATGGATATTTGAAACTAGCAGCTCAGGAACAGTATCGATGTCGTAGTCAGCGCGAGCGAGATTGACTTTCCACTTTCCTGAAGCTGCGTCCAGGAATACTACACCATCGATTTGCTCTTGAAGAAGATTCAGAATGTCTACTGCTTCTTTGGGAGAGTCAAGAAGAAAACTGAAACCGTTTCCTTCCGTTGCTAGTGTGTCTCCAGCTGCTGTGAAGCTGGTTGTGTCGATATCAGAAGCAGCATAACCGAGCCCCCAATCCGTGTCTGTCATAATTTCGTATATGACATTCATAGGGTTAGCGTCAGTTGTATTCACTACTCCGTCACTTGCTAGGCCCAGACCATTTGGGATTCTTTGGAGTTCGAACTTCCAAGGTTTGATGCTCGATGAATTCCCAAGATAAATAGGACCGCCATAAGTTACTTCTTCCTCAGTTGGCTCTCCTTCGTCTATAATGATAGTGATAGGAATACCTGGGGCGAGATAACTAGTTCCGCGATAAGCAGGAGTCTTGCCGCCTTCTAGTTGAAAGTCATCTAAGTATTCGGACACAGCTTGGTTTGCTTCTCCACCAAAGAACTGCACCCTCCCAACAATCCCACCGTTCCCCAAGTCATCACCACCAAACAGGCTGGGTTTGTCGATAATGTGGGTGTCTCCAGAAACCATCGATCCAGTGAACACTTTGTCGTCACCAATCCAAATGCCCAACAGCTTCACCGCTGGGCCACGACAAAATGCGAACTGAACACCTACTTTGTATCTGAACCCTTTGATGATCGTTTCGCTATTGAATAGACTTGTCTTGACTTTTTCCTTGATGGGTTCTTGGCGAAGATCTCCGTACCAAACGACGTTTGGTCCCTTATTCTGAACTGTTCCCCATATAAGAGGAACTGAACGCCCTTCTGTCGTTGTTGGGAATTGGAAGTCACCAAGACCAGCAGGTTTTGCGTTTTCTAGTTCCGGCTTTGGTCTCAGTAGCTCCGAAGCAATGAAGACAACGATATACCAAAAGAGCGTCAACCAGAATCCCATTAGTCAAGTCCCGAAGTAAAGATGTCTTTCGTGGGTACGAAGGCAAAGCCTCCATAATTGATCACGTTCGAGGTAGCGTCTTCAGTAGTTGAGAACTTACTACCACACGTAGAAATTGTGTGGTCGCACCCAGCAAACACGACCACATTAGATCCATTGATATCAAACGGGAATGGCAGAAGAAGAGTGAGGAGCGTGCCTACGTGAGACAAAACAAGCCTTGCATCCTCCCCATTATTGTATTCGACAAATCCCGAGTTGAAGTACCCATCTACATATGCATCTAGACCATCGACTGTGATCGTATTACCGCTAACAGCAGACACTGAACCCAAAATCCGATATGCAGGGTCAGAAGAATTTACCCCACACCCTGAATCGTAAAGAACGTGGTTACACAGACCTTGGTAGGTGAACCGAGGAACGGGTCTTGAGGTAGCAGCTTGGATCGGAGCTATGTCGATCTTTGCCTTCAACCCTTGTTCGGAAAACGCAACACTGCCCACGTACCCCGTAAAGAGAGTGACTACTTCCGGTGAAGGGAAGTCAGGACGCTGGACTCTCTTCAGAGTGAATCTTGCTCGCTGCCCAGGGACTACCGAAATGTACTTGCGAGCAAACTTATTCGAAGACGGTACTTCAACCACCAGGGAATTTTTTCCAATACCCGCTCCGTCTGACAACCTACCGCGACTGAGCCCAGGGATAGCTTCGTAAGTCACCGTATCGACAGTGACGTCGTCTTCGGCAGATGTGTAGTAGAACGATGTGGCCCCCAGCACGAAAGTGAATATCTCAATCGGCCGAGAGCCTTCAGTGCTAGTTTCATACGAAGCAAATGTCATTCAAACACCGTCTTTACAGGACCTTGGATCTTAGCTGTTCGGGCACCTGACTGATACACAATGGTGATCGTATCGTTATCGAAACGCACGTTTTCGATGTATTCGATACGCTCGACTTCAGACAAAGCGTAGTCAGAAGGCCATGCAGTATCAAGAGTCAACACTTCTTGTGTCGTACTACTTTCTGTTGCGCTCAGGACCTTTCGAATAAGAGAGGGGTCTCCGTTATTGAAAGTCACTCTGATGATGTTTCGAGCTGTTCGACTTTGAACGTGTTTCGCATAGCCGACATTCACAACAGTCATTGTAAATGACCCATTGACTAGTGCAGCAGCTAGTTCAAGATCATCAGAGAAGGTGGGGAGGTAGAACGAAGTCTGTTTTCCACGCAAAGAATGGATAACTTGCCGAGTTTCCCACAACTGCTGCTTTCCAGAAGCGAAGAAGGTCTTGAAGGAATTACGCCTGTTCCGAGTCCAAGGACTACTTGACTCAGTAAGCCCCACCAAGCCATCAGAAACCACAAGAGGACGTTCGAAGCTCTCTGCCATCTTACCGCTCATGGCATTATAGCCATCGAACAAGACCTTACTGTTGTAGGTTGAGAATGAAGCGGTGCTCGCAATATCGGTATCGTTATCATCCACCCGAAAGCGCATCCTAATCTTAGACGCATTCTTGTGGTATCGCTCTCCCCTCACCAACCGCTCACCAAAGCCTGTTCTCAGGGGACAGACAATAGCCCTTGCTGAGTAGGAGTTGAGCAAGGGCGACGTCAGGGTGAGGGACGTAGAGGTTGAACTAGCAAGCTGCAAGACATCAAAGGTGGTCTGGTCTTGGTAGACCAACACGAGATTAGAACCTGTGGTTCGATAATCCGCATACTCAGTACTCAAGACAGAAATGGTCGTGACACCTGCAGAAACAGCCGCTGTGAGACGAGTTCTTTCATGCCAGATTGGGACACCATATACCCGACTCTGCCAATCGAACAGGATGTTGTCAAGACGAGCCCGTTCTGGGCCATCGTCTAGAATAAATTCCCACTCAAAGATCTGACGCGGTGATTTGCGAGAAGAAATACGTTGTTCAGACCCATCTTTATGCCGCACCACATCAGTCAAAAACTCTAGCCGTTCTTGGTAGGGGGTCTCAGGAGAAATACTCCAAAGAACAACCCTTTTCATGGTGATTGGCACACTGACTGTCTCAGTAGTGCCAATGTTGAAGATGAAATCTAGAGTTGTGTCAACAAAAGGAACACCAGAAGCACTAACCTCCAACGTCATCGACAATCCGCCGTCACTTTGTGGCTGAAAGGAGTGAGGAAGACTCGGAAGTCCGGCCACTGTTGTGCCTGTGCCAGCGTTATTGGTGAATGTCGTCCAAGTGTAGACGTTACGGCGAGAAGCGTTGTAGACCTCTAGAGACTCACTCTGCCCAGTGAGCACGTTCCCGAAATCGTACGCACGTGGCAAGACATGGAATTTTCCAAACCAATCGTGACCAATCGAGGTCTTATCAGACACCTCCGCTATCTGGGCCACGGTTGGTTGGATAACAGGAGGAACACGGGTGGAGGGAGGACTTTCTAGGTATTCATCACCACTAATAAGACGACAAGCCGTCTTTGGATTGAGTCTTTGAGTAGAGGCGGTGTGGAGACGAGGCTTGAATACCACATCGAGCGTGCACGAAGCACCTGAGCCGCTAGTCGTGGTGCTGACAGGATTTGTGGGAATACCGAGGTTGTAGATACCCTCTCCAGTCAGACTAACTGCAGTAACCGCACCACCACTGACAGAATCAACAGTGAATACAGCAGCAATCTTAGCTGCATGGGGAGCTGCTAAGACTAAAGTCAGGATATCTGAAACAGCGTATCCAGACCCACCCGCAACAACAGTAGCACTGACAGCATTCTGCGCCCGCCCAGGGTAGATTCCCCGCAGAGGTTGGATACGAGAATCAGTCTCTGCTATGATGGCAGCCAAACTATGTTGTCACCTTTTTGTAGGCGATCCCCATATTGTAGCTCCCAAAGGCAACATTCGCTACACTTTTGATACCACAGGGAAACACATACCAAGTATCGCCATCAATCAGAACTGTATCACCACCAGCGAAGTTTTTCATATTGATGCCTCGCACATCTTTTTGCCAACCAGCCAGGTAGGCATATTTGGTGGTCCAGTCGTAGTAAAAACAAGCGACGGGGTACATGGGGATAAAGCCACTGGTCGTCGAAGCTGAAATGTACGCATACTGCGTTGCAATCGGCGAAGCATGAAACCCACCACCCACCGAAACCATGGCCACGCCTGCAGTGTCTTCTCCCGCATCATCGTCACTCTCAATGTTCTGATACTGACCGCTGACTCTCGCCCATTTCCCACCTGAGGGTTGGTTGGGCCAACCCTCCATGTGCATAGTTGCTGCACATTTGGCTTCTATGCTTCCTCCGACACTCCACTCTAGATAACCAGAGAGCCCAATAGAGTTTGTGTGGACGTTCGTGATACTACTGGTAGTATTACTGAGGCGATAGCCATAGGCATATTCACCCCCACTAGCTGTGTCCCAATCTCCGAATTTGTCTAGCTCTCCGAATCCGAAATGCACCCATCTACCGGTTGTCACCTCAACGGCAATGTGAACATACGTGGGATTAGTGTCGTTTTCGAAGAAATGGTAGGAAGGATAAGGACCATTACCAAAGTTAGTAATCTGCCGCTCATTATCGAGATTGTTATTTACGTGTGGGTTAGCTCCGTTGTATCCATTTCCTGAGTCATCTGGGTGAGTACCTGACTCATTTCCATCGGTATATCCCAGAGCCTGATACATTGCCAGGTCTTCGATGTTTTCTGTACCACCACCAGTATTGTCCCAAGCAAAGGAGACCCAAACACCGGATCCGACAGACCCTTTGTGGTATGCCTGGGTCCCAGAAGCAGGCGAAGCATCGGCAGCCGTATCATTTGTCCAACCATTGGCAGTTAGAAAAGTAGACAGCTTCGCGAAGAAGTCTGACAAGCTAGTTGCTGAACCTGTTTCAAATGCCATGCTTAGTCCGCCTTGATTGCCATGAATCCCCATTCGCTAGTTCTGTTGCCATTCTGGAAGATGACATAACGGTCAGTTCCAGTTGCTATGGTGTCTTCCGAAGAAACACCCAGAACCCCAGTCACCCAATAGACATTATCAAGCTCACCATGAACCCCAATATGAGTGACTTGTGAGTAGGGGTTGTCGTCAGATTGGCTCGAAGAAATGATCGTAGCAGGAACTAACACCCTCTTATCACCACCAGAATCGGGCGTTGGGTAGAGCTTTATGCTGGGGTCAACAGTGCTTGTTGGGATGAAGACCCCACCATGGTAGGTACTACTTGCGTCCCCAGCCCACTTCAGGTTAGAGGGTTGCATAGCTTGGTTATCAGCGGTATCCGGTGAGCAAGTTATGTTCGGCCAACCCATTGGGCTCATCGTATGAAAGTTATAGTCAGATATAGCTGACCCCGTGGAAGCCCAGTTGACAACAGCTTGCC